AAAGATGCAATCCTTGTTCCTGCATTATTATTAAACTCAAGTCTGCTATCTGTGGTATCAAACATGATACCAAAATCATTATCTGTTCCAAAATAAAGAGATTCGTTATCAGAAAAAGATGATATAATTGATGCTGTGGTATTTACAGCTGTACCAGACGCAGTAGTCCAAGCACTTGATGTTATACCTTCTGTTGCCCATGATGTTACTGCCATTATCGACTCCTTTATGTTAAGCTATATGGTTGGATACTTCTAACTGCTGATTTTCTGTAAGGAAATTGCTTAATTCTTTTTGTAAACCTTCCAAAATAAAATGATGCTTTTTGTAAATCACCATTATCTTCTTCTAATCTACTTCTAACATAATCTATTAAAGCTAAATGCAATCCATACTTCAATCCTATATCTGTATTAATATCTTGTTCTAAACCAGTTATAGGACCATACCTAGCATGATAAGTAACTCTTAATCTATGGTCAAACTCTAAGTTTGAACTATTTGTTAAATCTTCACTAATGCTCTCCCACTCGCCAGTACTATTATTCTTTTGGACAATAGCAATTCTATCATCATCAAAATAATATGCCATTTGGGTTTTAACTTTACTTTTAGTAAAAGGTGATGTAGTTGAAGCAGCCATTATTCTTCATCTCCTATCTCTGGTGCGGACCCTCTAGCGAGTAATCTCCATTTTAACTTGTCATCTAAAATTTCTACTTTTTGAACATCAATCATTACAAGATTATTTAATGTGTACCATCTTTGCCCCTTGTATAATTGAGTTGTATTTATTTCTGTATTATTTCGAGCAGTTTGTGCAATATCATCTAATCCATCATTTAATAAATTCATTAAATATTTATGACTTTTTCTACCATAAGCATGTTCAATAAGTCCTACTAATTGTTTAACCTTCATTATGCACCCTTGCCTTGTAGTTTGGCATAGGTATCTTGAGTCTGGGCATTTTCAAGCAATTCAGGTTTATAAGTACCCTGCATCAATAACTGAATACCCAGTTGAAATTCTTTCTCTAAACTCATAAGCATAGATTGTAAGTCAGTAATTAATAATTGTTGCCCTTGTGCCATTTCTAAATCTTCATTTGCAATATAAGTCTCTAAAGAACTTCCCTGAGTTACTGTGCCGAATTGTGCTAATGCTAATTTTTGTCCATAAACCTTTTTTAATACATACAACATAATCAATGGCTCGATTTCTGTTAATATTGTCCCAGCCATATAAGTTTCATTTTGAGCATTTGATTCCCAAGATGTTGGAGGAACTTTAACCCAATGAACTTTAGAGCCAAGTTTAGTAGATGTTGGTATAATATTTACCTTACCACCAAGTTTATAATAAACAGGGTCAGTCTGACTTGCCTCTTCTTGCCATCCACTCCCAACTGCTGCTCGACCAGACAAAGCTGCTGGAATCTCTCTACATTCTACTTTAGCTGAAGCATCAAGTACTCCATCTAGGTCGGTATCTAAACCTCCTGTCCAGGGTGGTGTAGAATCTCCATCACCATCTGTTTCTCTTACTACTTGTAAAATCTTATTTGAACCAACAGCAACGCCTTCTGGGTCATTACTCGCATCTACAAAATCTTGATTTGTTTCCATAGCCCATAGCATTTCTTTCGGCATAGCATTTATAACTACCTGCGCACCTTCAATCATATAATTACTAATATGAGTTGTTAGTACATCAGTACCAGAAGCAGCTATTGGCTCACCAATTACCTGACCTACAAAGTCTGCGTAACTAGCCATTACTTGCTAAATTCCTTCATTGTAGTCTCATGACTCTGGGTTGTCCATTCCATTTGTGTTTGCCTTGCCATAGGGTTCAGACCAATGTAAAAACCTTTTCTTAAGTTACTTAATAAAGGCTGATTACAGTCCTTGCAAATATACTCATCCTTCGGGAAAATCTCTACAGATTTCTTACAGTGCTTACAAGTGTATATCCTACTTCTCCAGATAGCCATAGTCATGTATCCCATCATATATTATGAATTTACTTGTACAACTGTAATCCTTATCAAGTTTCTTTTCCTTTTTCTTTTCCACAGGTTTTAACTTAGTCTTTATCCAGTTGATTTTAGGTTTTAATGTTATCATGTTATTCCAATAATATTAGGGTCCCCGAAGGGACCCTAATATAGTTAGTGATTAACCTATTGGTGTAGTACCACTTGTAAACTGATAGAGGAAGTGAGACTCGGGCATACATACCTCAAGTCCAGCCTCAGTAAGGATTAAATCCTTCCGAGAATCTTCATCTGGAGTTTGCACATTAGTATCAATGTAAGTGTCTCGATTAACACCATTACCGACCAGTGGACGATATTTGATGTTATCCAAATCAACACCAACCATCATTGATTTACCAATACCTCTCAGTAATGGATTCTTAACAATAGCTAATGTACCATGAACAGTCTCAACTTTCATAACCTTGTGACCTAATCCACCTTCTGCATCTGAGAAGTCAAGATTGTATCTCATAGTAGAATTAGCAGAACCTTGCATAAAGCCATTCTTCATTTGGTTAAAGTAAGTGATTACTGGTAATGATGCCATACAGAACTTCTGGTCAGAACCGCCTCTTTCAGGGGCGAAAATGATTTCAAAATCCTTTAGGAATCTGTCATAGGTAGCTTCATTGTCATGTGAAGAAGTCTGGCTAATATCAACAATTCTAGCATAAGACTTATTCTTAGAATAACTCAATGCAGCTGAATCATCTGTTTCCCAAGAACCAGCGTTCTTTATGATATTACCAATGATACCATCAGTGTATTGAACACTGTCAACAGTTCCCTTGTTATTGAAAAGAAAAGCTCTTTCAATATCAACTTTATGTTCACGCAGTTTCAAAGACCAGATTCTATCCCATTCCGAAGAATATCCTCGAAGGGCAGTAGCCATAGCAGTATTACTCATGTACGCAGATGTTTTAAAAATCTGAGTTAATCCATAAGTATCATCCATGTCATATCCAAACGAATCTGGAGATACAGTACCTTCACCAAATGCAGTACCAATAACTTGAAAGTCTACATCTGCATTAGCAGATAAAGCACTTCCAAATAAAGTACATGTTTGTATTGTCTTTAACTGGACTGTATCACCAGAAACAGCAGTAATAAGAGCTGTCCCTTGTTGTGGTGTGTCACCAGTCGAGTCCCAGACAATAGCTTGAACTAGCATACCTGCTACTAGTTCTGCGCCTTGGTCTGCAACTACAGGAATCGAAGCTGAAGATACTCCTGACCCTGAGCCATCTGCATCATAAGCCCAAGCATCGTCTGCTGTTGCTCCTGGTGTAATTATACCTGCTGTTACTGAAGCGGTTTGAAAAGTTCTGTCTGCCCACTTGGTCGGAGCTCGGTCCTCCAAAACTCTGAAAACAGGGTCGTCAGTTGGCATTTTACCAACAGCATTCAGATACGCAAAAAAGGGCGTTTCCTGAGGTGCTAACTTATATACCCTATCACCAAAATTATGTCGTCTTCGCTGACCATGTTTGGGAGCGACAGTTGAATCTGTGTACGCAATTAAATTAGCGTCATATGATTTTAAACTTGCCATTATAGTTCTCCTTTAATGTCATTTTAATTAGTGATTAAATAATTCGGGTCCTGTTAGTAGCGTTCACTATTCTGTCCCAAGTTTCATCAGTCTCATTGACCGCTGGTGGTTGCTCACCTTGAAGAACTCCTGTAGGGGTTGGCTCTTTAAGGTTTCGTCTAACCTTGTCAAATTCTCTTGGACCAGAAGCATTTTGCATAGTGTTAACTCTGCCATCTGCTGCTTGCCACATACTGACCAGTTTATCAGTACCCAACTCACTCAATGGTTTATTCGCAAAAGAATAAAAACTTTCTTTGTCTTCTGCGCTTAACCCTTGTTGAGTAAGTTCATTATCAAACTCTTGCAGTCTTTTATCTACATGCATCTTGTCCTCAATGTTCTTCTGACTGAAAGCTACAGCTTTCGCTATATTTATTTCTTCCATTGTTTGTCTGAATTGATATGATTCTGAGTTTGGGTCGTTATAAGCTTCCCAGGGGTCAAAACTCTCAGGTGGTTTAATCGCTTCTTCCTGAACCTTCTCTTCATTCGCTGTGCCTAATTTCTCAAGCTGCGATTTCAAATTCTGGTTCTCTGTATACATCTTATCTTTTTCAGATTGATAGTATTTAGCAGATTTTTCCCAATCCTGTTCGGGTAACCCTTTTT